CCCCGTAGGCGTTGTAGCCTTGCCGAGAGTTTTGCCCCGGCACGCCGCCAGCATGCGCCATCGGGAAAGACACAGTGCCTGTTCCGCCGCGCAGCGCGTCCGCCACGGACGAGCCCTGCGCCCGCATCCTGTTTGACGATGCGTTCGACCCCCCGGTCATGTAGGCGGGTTGCATCGGCGACCCGACCATGCCGATGGAACCAAGACCACTCCTAGGCGCGGCGATGTCATAGCCCATGTTCCCCCACTGCGGAGGCATCGGCGCGTCCGCATTCTTTTTGCGTCCGGCCGAAGCCGTGCCGTAGGACGGCAAGCTCGATGCCGTGCCCCCGCTAGGCTGCGACGGCGCGGCGGTGTTTTTCTTCGCCATGACGTGACTCCTTCTTCAACCAACGGCACTCCGCGCGCCGCATTGCCATGATGTGCAGCGCGCCGTCGGGGTGCCCGCCGACGATGGTGTGCTCGATCTTGAATCCAAGGTGCAGGTTCAGTCGCACCGCCGCGTAGTTCTTGCTGGGCACGCGGCCGAGCACCATCCCGCAGCCGCCGACGTTGAACGGGTAATCGAAGGCAGCGAAGAGCAGGTCGCGGCTGATCCAGTTGCCCTCGCCCGCGACGTGCATTTCGCACGCTGCGCCGTTCCAGTTGTCGAAGCCGATGACGGCCATGATACTACCGCTGGACGACACTCGGCCGATACACCGCATGTTCGGCGTGGGGACGTACCCAATACGCTGACACAACCACGTCGTCAGCAGGTCGGTCGGCTGGGTAACGATCACAGGATGCCCCCTACGAGATACGACAAGTCCGTGCTGACCCAAGTCACTTCGTCATTGGACAAACCTACCACTCGGAGGGACGCAGACACGCCGATGCCCACAGACTGATCCCACCGCTTCTGAGGAGTTACTCCGCCACCCCAGAGATCAAGCCCCCAAATTCCTTCGGCCCAAACCCCGAACTTGCTGGGGGGAATCTGCTCAGGGAACGTGACGGTAGCGGGTACGAAGTCGTAGAAGAACCGTGAGTCATAGCTGATCGGCAAGCCAACGAGGAAGTTGATTCGGTACATCCCGATCTGCTTTTGAAGAGCGGGAGCGTCGAAGTAGTTGTACGCTTGCTGGGACCGCCAACGAATCGGCTGCGGGGTGGGGTCAACTTGATCCTGATACGGTAAATTGTCTTGAAACTCGTGGAGGCCCCGAAGCACTCGCCCGTCGTGCGAACCGAAGAATGGGTTGCCGTCGTATTCGTGCCAGACGCAAGCGTCAAACCCGCCGAACGAGCACCAAGACTGGTTGACCTGATTGGCGACAAGCTGCCCCGACCCGCCCTCAAACACGGCTGGGACGTTGATCATCAGGAAATTCGACCCCGGTGAGTAGTGAACCTGCCAATCGTCTTGCGTCGGAGGGTTGGACACCAATTCAGAGATCAAAAACTGAATTTTCTTACTGTACGTGTCGTTCGCGGAGGCGTTCACCTGCGTAGACGTCACCACGGTGGCGAGGGACACCACACCAACGTCGGTGAGGATCATGAGATCGCCTCCGAGCTTGGTGAAGAATCGCCGCCCCGGAGCTGGCTTGCCGAGCTTGTAGAGCCCCTTCAGCCCCCACGTAGCCGCGTCGTCAACGTTAATACCGGCGTAGACCGCAACGTCACCCTCGGACGAGAAGAACACAAGGTGGTCATTCGACCCCTCACCCATGTCTACCGTCCAGTTAGCTACCGCGACCAGCGTGCCACCATTCTTAAAGATTGGACCGAGGTCAAACGGAGCAGCTGTCCCATACAGGGAGTCCGTGGGTAGATACCACGCAATCGCCGAACCTTTTTGAACGAACCACAGCCGACGGTTATGCGACGTGATGTGAACGAACTCGGCAGGGTCTACACCATTAATCGTCCACGCCGTGACACCGTCACCGGCTATGAGGCGCTGAACCGTCGTGCCGTCAAATACGATGGGGTCGTCGTCCCCCTCGCTAACGGCATACAAGTAGAACCCGCCAGACGTGGCGTAGTTCACATGGTACCAGAGGGCGCTGTTTAGCCCAGTGACCAATGGGGCTACGGATACCGGCCCCTCTAACGTCACGTCGTACATGGCGCCGCCCGCCCACGCGATCAACGCTTGAGCAGTAGCGCCAGACCACGACGCGAGCGAACGCACCAACGAAGGAAGGCCGACAGAATGATTCTTATACCCCCTGCGAACCGCCACTCCCCAAGTGTAGGGGACCATGTTGTTCATGGAAATTGCGTCCATCGGGGGCATGGCCGCAAGGTTGTCCATCGCATTCAGACCTCCCACAGGGGAGGGTAGAGTGCGATACTGGGCTTTGCTCGGTATGGTCACGGAGTCTTACCGCTGGTATCCCAAGAGCCGTCAGGAATCGACCATGGACCGATGAACAACGGCGGATAGATCGGCGCCAGCGAAAGCTTCGGCGCACCCTTGTCCTTGCCGGTGAGCGACAGAAACATACGCATGAAGTCGGCGCGGGAAGAGTCTTGGTTGAAGCCTTTCAGCTCGTAGAACTTCAGCTTGACATACTTGACGACCAGCCACGGATTTAGCTGAACGATGTCCCCCTCTTTGGTCGCCATATCGGTCGGCACTTCCCCGATGCCATCATTCGTGATGACCCAGTTCTTGACGATATACTCCATCGCTAGGTTGAAGGCGGCTCCGGGAATGGGCCAGACCATGAACTTGTTGTCCATGACTCGGTACCGCATCCGGGGCGCAGCAGTGAGCAAACCTCCCTTGAGCCACGCCCACTCTTGGGGCGACTTCGGGCCGAGCAAAGGCCAGTGATCGGTGCGGTCCCACTGGGTTTGGTCGATGAAGTAGGACCAGTCGTCGGGAACAGCGTATTCACCTTCATCCACCGTCGTGGTAAAGTCCCACTCTTTGAGGAGCTGCCCCCACGGGTAGAGCTGGACAAGATCATTCCCAGCGGCGTTTAGAAGCGCCCACCCTTGAATAGAGCCTGGACTGTCCACAGAAGCCGGAGTTTGTGGAAGCCCCAGCTCCCCTGTAGCTTGCTGAAGAATCTGCTTTGCAGTCCAGTAGCTCATTACGCAGCCTTCTTGGCCGGTTCAGCCGTTGGAGGTTTCTTGGCAGCAGCGACCAAGGCTTCAACTTGCTGCTGCAGAGCAGCAATCTGAGCGTCCCGCTTCTCCAGCTCAGCCATCAGCTGAGTCATGGGAGCGGCGCTCTTGGCGGCATCCAGATAGTTCTGGGCCTGCTGCTTCATCTTCTGAGCGCCCATGAACTTGTGAACAACCGAGTCCGACAGGTTTGCGAGCTGCTCCAGCGTCAGCACGTTCAACGCCTTCAGCTCAGCAATCTGGCCGACGGTTAGGAAGGGCACTTGCTCCAGCGGGGTGCCCTCGAGCGACTGCGTTTGCATCCGCACAAACTGATCCCATTGGCGGGGGAACCTCTGCTGGTAATTCACAGTGGCGCGGGTGACCATCACGTCGCGAGAGCCCGGTGTGATGATCTTAACGTGGGGAATCTCATCAAACACGGGCCGACCTTCGGCGGCGCTCTTAGTGGCATTCTTGACAGCTTCGTTGTAGAATTGAACCAACAGCCGCTTGTCTTCTTCGTGCACGGTGTGATCGTCGTAAACGGCACCGTCGTAGGTTGGGGTGGGCATAATGCTCCTCGGTTAGGGGTAGGATCGAACTGGTTGCGCCTGAGCGATCAAGGCAAGGTTCGTGATGTCTGCCGTCGTGGTCTCCCCACTGACGCGCAGTTCGTAGACGGCCGCGCCCGCACCATCGGTGAGAGCAAGGCCGGCAAGGTTGAACGCAACGGGATTGGCGGAGCCGCGCCCGGTGACCGTCACCGCATACAACGTCGGCGAGCCGTTCTTGAACAACGCCACCGTGATAGAGCTGTTGTTGCCGGCGGCGACGGAACCGTTGACGACGATGAAATCGAGCGCGCTCGGCAAGCTTGCCGAACCGACCAGTCGTGTGACTTGCCCCGCCGACAGATTCGTAGTGAAGTAGCTGGACGTGACCTCGATGTTGGACGTGAACGGCGCGATCACCTGCGGCGTCGCCGTGACGCTCACCGACACGCTGGTGCAGTGGATCGCCCCGTAGGCCGGCGCGATG